GCGTTGGCGCGCTTCACCAGTTCGTCCGCGTCCTTGAACGAGATCGCGGAGATCACCGGTCCGAAGATTTCCTCCTGCGCGATGCGCATCTCGTCGCGGACATTGGCGAAGACGGTCGGCGGCACGAAGTAACCCTTGCCGAGATTGCCTTCGGTGAGGCGCTTGCCGCCGACCACAGCCGACGCGCCTTCCTTCTGACCGACGTCGAAATAGCCAGTGACACGACTGAGCTGCTCCTGCGACACTAGAGGCCCGATCTGGACTTCAGGATCGATACCATTGCCCACTTTCAGGCCCTTGCCGAATTCGGCGACCTTGCCGACGAATTCGTCATAGATACGCTGCTCGACAAACAACCGCGTGCCGGCGCTGCAGATCTGTCCGGAATTGGCGAACACCGCCATTGCCGCGCCCGGCACCGCCGCATCGATATCGGCATCGGCAAAGACGATATCCGGCGACTTGCCGCCGAGTTCGAGCGAGACGCGCTTGAGATTGCCTGCCGATGCCTTGACGATGGCCTGGCCTGTGAGATGTGAGCCCGTGAACGCCACCTTGTCGACGTCGGGATGGGCCGCCAGTGCCGCGCCGGCAGTCTCGCCATAGCCCGGCACCACGTTGATCACACCCGGCGGCACGCCGGCTTCCAACGCCAGTTCGCCCAGCCGCAGTGGTGTTAGCGGCGCTTCTTCGGCTGGCTTGAGTACGACCGTGCAGCCGGTGGCCAGGGCCGGGCCGATCTTCCAGATGCTGGCGGTGAGGGGACTGTTCCACGGGATGATTGCGCCGACGACGCCGACCGGCTCCTTCAGCGTGTAGGAAAAGACTTCGCCCGGCAGCGAGTTTTCAATCGTCTCGCCGTGGATCGATGTCGCCTGTCCAGCATAGAACCGCAGCATGCCAAGCACGCGCAACCTGCCGGCCCGGGTGCGGCTGAGCGGTGCACCCATGTCGAGCGTATCGAGGGTGGAAAGCTCGTCGAAATGCTTTTCGATCAGATCGGCAAACTTCAACAGCAGATTCTGTCGTTCGAACGGGGTGAATTTGCTCCAGGGTCCTTCGAATGCGCGCCGGGCTGCGGCGACCGCACTGTCGATGTCGGCCTTGTCGCCTTCCGCGACGGTCGCGAGCAATTCGCCGGTGGCCGGGTTGTGACTCTCGAAGGTCTTGCCAGAGGCTGCGTTGACCCACTTGCCGTCGATCAGCATCTTCTTGGCGCTGCCATCGGCATACGGATGGCGATTGAACGAGATGGGCTGAGCTTGCGCCATGATTTCTCCCTCTGTCTGGTTTGCGAGCATCGTTATATTCGTACGACTATAAAGCGTATTTCTGAGCCTAGCATGACCCCGATGCGACATGGCAGCCAAGCCGCAATGCAACAATGAGGGAGCGGCAGCGCAGTCCGAGATGTGGCGAATTTGTCCGGTCGGCTTAACCGGCCGTCAATGTCTTTGCGGAAGCCTGAATGCGGCGAGCAGGAGAGAGTGCCGTGGCAAAGACACGCGATCCCAAGGCCGGCATTGGGCACAGTTCGGCCCGGGCCTATCTACGACCGGTGGAAACCGAAGGGACGAAACTCGCCCACTGGCCGCCGCCCTTCCGTGCCAGGGAAAGCAAGCCGGTCATCATGAAACATCAGCCGGGCGAGGCGCCTAAACGGGCCAAGCCGCGGGGCTGGCGGTTGACCCGGGCCCTTTTCTCGGAATTCGCTGACGATTGAATGGCATAGGCTGCCGTCGAGAGCGTTCCCGGGCAGTATTTCATGGCCGGGATAATCACCGCACCCCGGTTGAGACCTGCGTTCGGGCATGATAGTGCATCGCCCAAGCGCGGGTGTAGCTCAATGGTAGAGCAGCAGCCTTCCAAGCTGAATACGAGGGTTCGATTCCCTTCACCCGCTCCAAAATTGTTTCGCGCGATCAAAAGCTTAGGGCGATCTCCCAGTTTTTAGCATGTGCCACAATGCGTTTCCGTGGCGAGATTCAAAAAACCCTTATTTCACGGGCATTACCAAACATTCCGGCGACCGTTCCCAATCTTTCATGTGCCTTCCGTGGCGCATGATTGGCACACGATGTTCGCGCGCTGTTCGCGTCTCAAAACAACTCCCTTGCAATGCTATCCATCGCCCGCCCGTGGTCGTCCGACGGGAATAGATGGCCGTACGTTGACATCGTCATTGCGAGCGTCGAATGCCCCGCGAACGTCTGCACGGCCTTGGGTGCCATCCCAGCCTCAATCCAGCAACTCACCGCGAAGTGTCGCAAAGCGTGCCAGCCGAAGCGGGCAGGGGCGGGAGCATGGTTCGAGGGATCCTGTTCGTGTTGCTCGGCGAGCTTTACGAACAGCGGGTAGAACTGATCCTGGAGCAGGCGTGAATGGGCTTTGAACTTTCCCTTCCCATTTGGGAAGACTAGATCGCCCACCTTCGAGAACTTCGATTTCAACTTCCACGCTTTGAGCCGTTTCACGACGTCGGCGCCGATCGGCACGGTTCGGAAACCGGCTTTCGATTTCGGCGCGTCTTCCTCATGGTGACTGTCAACGCGCGTCTCGATTTTGACTTCCGGCTTTTCGAGGTCGATGTGCCGCCAGCGTAGCGCGTGGAGTTCGCCGGCGCGAACGCCGGTTGCCGCTGCGAAGATCAGTTCGACCTGGAAACCGGGATCGGCGACTGCGATCAGCGCCTTCAAAGCTTCCTTGGATGGCGGCACGATCTTTTTCGAGCCCTCGCCGCGTTTGCCCTTCACACGAATGCGACGCGCAGCGTTCACGGCGACAAGGTTTTCAGACACCGCATATTCTAGAACGGCGTGCAACGTGCCGACGATCTTGCGTGTCGTCGGGACAGACACCCCCACATCGCGCAACTTGTCGGCAAAGCGTTTCACAGTCGGCGGCGTCAATTGAGACAGTTTCACGCCACCTACACCATCGCGGAAGGGCTTGGCGTGGCGCGATCCTCGCTTTTGCTTCGCGCGACGCTCGGCGTCGGGAGCGATGTAATTCCACACTCGCCCTTCGACCATTTCGACATGTCGTCTCGTGATCTCGCCGCGGGCTTGCCGTGCCTTGAGTTCGATGAGGTACGATTCGGCAACCTCTTTGACCGTGACCTTGTCGGCGCTGGCGCGGAACGTGCCCGTTTGGATTGCGCCCTCGACGCTGATCCGAAACCGGTCCGCGTCTTCTTTTTTGGAGAATTGGCGCCGCTTGCGGACGCCGTTCGAGTCAGTGAAATCGACGCGCCAAGCTTGGCGGTCTTTCCCGTTTGCGCCTTTCCAGGTGCGTTTTTTGACGGTGGCCATCAAACCAACTCCGCAACATTGCCGATATAGACATCGCTGGAGTCAAGGAAGGGGTTGGCGAGGATGTTACGAATATAAGCCTCGTCACCGATCCCTATCTCTCCGAGGTCGTATCGAAGTCCGAACTCGGCGTCGTCTTGACCGACCGCCAATACTGCGAATCTGAATGTTTCGATGGCTTCCTGTACTGACCTCGCCTCGTCTCGGTGCTGCCCGTAAGTGGTCAGATTCTGGAATTGTGAATCCCCACATCCGGCGGCGGTAAACGACCTCTGAAGTAATTTGTGTAGTTTTTTCTGCATGTTAATCCTCCAAAAAGGGCAAACGTCTCGTTTGCCATTGAAGTATATCGCAAATGGGGTTGACATGCAACACCATTTGCGTGTATATTTAATGGCAGATGACGGAGAGGGTATTTTATGACGCCAGGGGAACTCATTCGTGTTGTAGCAGCCGCGCTTGATGTGCCGGTGAGCGTGGTAGTTCAGCACGATCGAAGGCTTGCTGAAGAGGGCTTTCGGACCAAAGGAGGCCGCGGTTCTAGTTCGCCTGATGTCACGACTGAAGACGCCGCAAAGCTGGTAACAGCGGTCCTATCTGGCGAGCGATACGCCGATACGTTTCAGAATGTCCGGCACCTATGGGACGCGCGCGTTGACCAGACACCTAAGGCGACCTGGAGCACGTCGCCAGATCGCGATCCGGAAATGGCCTTCAAGGCGCTTCCGTTTAAAAAGCACGTCGAAAACGTCCTCGGAAACTTCGCGAAGGCGGTTGAATCTGGATCTACGTTCGGAGGTTGCCTGACCGCGTTGATTGAGGATGCGATGAGCGGGCAGTTGAGCCTATTTATCGGCGACAATCTCGCAGAACAACGCGCGAAGTTTCAGATCAAGGTTGTTCAGCCATCGATCCAAGCGCGTGTCGGATTCTCCAACGGCGAAGAACTTTACCTCGAATACTATTTCACGCTGCTAACCAACGAATCTGGCGCGATCAGCGAAGTTGTGATTACGCGTGAAGTAACTGCGATACCGCTAATCCGCATAGCAGAAGCCTTCCGAGCGTAGGAGCACATCAAAATGTCTGAACTGGAAACGCGGGCTGGACCCGCGATGGCGGAGCCTTGCCTGGCCGACGATCTACTCCGCGGTGCTGATGAACTGGCAGAGTTCATTTACGGAGACCGCCGCCAACGGCGCAAAGTTTACCACTTGGGCGAGACCAGCAGTTTTCCGCTGTTCCGATTGGGCGGAATGCTATGCGGCCGACGATCGAGGATTAAGCAGTTCATTGAGGCGCAAGAGGCCGAAGCGATGAAACCCAAAGAAAGGAAGTCTCACAATGTCTGACCTAGACGTCAAAATCACGGGCATCAACATCATTCACAAACCCAAGCCGTGGCTTAATGGCGATAAGCCGCTCGCGTTCTTCGACATCGCGACGCGTGGATTCAACATCGTGCAGTGCATGCTCATTCAGCGCAAATCCGGCGGTCTGATCACCACGATGCCAAAAGGCGAACTGGAATCCGGGCGGCGGATGATCCACTGCGGCGATTCTCAACTTCTCGACGTGATCACGTCGTCCGCAAAACGCGCATTCGAATCTCTCGGCGGCAAGATTTGAGCGACATGCCAACCGCGGACGTTCGCGATCGCCTGATCATCCTTCACCGACTGCTTACGAAGGAGATGATCCGCAACGCAAGATTGAACGCCGTCGAGATTCTCAGAGACATTGCCGCTGAAGCGAAGCTTCTGAAGCCGGGTGAACGTTTGCCCGACGCACCGACAGCCGATCCAAAAATTCGGATCGAGTACTGGCATGAACTGTTCCGGCGCGCCGAGGGCTACGGCGACATCGACGGCGCGCTGCGGATGCTGCGCGAAATTCGCAAGGAAACGCTGCTTGTTAAAGTATGATGAAGCGCAAGTTCGATATCATTGCCAGCTTCTACATCACGTCGCCGGCCGTGCGTGCGTCGATGGTAAGCTGATCCTTGCCGCGTATGGAAAGGCCGATGACGGCGAGACCGCATTGCCAGCCGTCGTAAAGCATTTTGCGATCGGTGATTCCGACGAGATGGTCGCGGCGGCAATGCAATTCGAGGGCACCCGATACAACGTATACGCGCCCTGGTCGATTATGCCGAGCGATCTTCCCGATGGTGCGAAGGGGACCAAGAAGCAAGTCGCGCGCGCGCTGGCGCTAGTTATCGATGGTGATGCCGACAAGGGCAAGCCAGCGCCGCAGCCGCTTGTTCCAGCCGATTACGTTGTGCAGACCAGCGCCGGCAATTTTCAGCATTTCCATGTTCTCGATCGTGCGCTGGACGGTGTTGAGGCGGTGCAATTTGCCGAATCCATGGAGCGGGCGACAGGCGCCGACTGCGCTGGCGATACCTCGCACGTATGGCGCGTCCCCGGCACAACGAACGTCACCGACAGGACGAAGTGGGAGCGTGGGCGTCCAAAATTCGAAACGGTTCGGATTCATAAGTCGTGGGATGGCGCATCATTCGCCGACACCGGCAAGATGCGCGCGATCCTGCAGCCGCATTGGGAAAAGCCGCGGACCGAGCGCGTCGTCACTGTCGCTCGCCCGAAACAATACGACAATGACCCGGCGAAGGTCGAAGCCTTCTTCGTGCGGCTTCGCGACGCTGGCTATTTCGACGCGGGGCCGGAGGCGCGCAAACGGTACACGCGCGCTGCGAAGGCATTGTCCTATGACCTTGGCGACGTCGGTCGCGATATTTGGGAACGCATCGTCTGTTGGCAGGGTGAGCGCGAAGGCGACGGCATACCCGCCACGCAGGACGAAAAGGACATCCGCTGGAAAGATTGCTCAAGCCTGAAGCCAGGCGCGAATCCATTAACGCTGGGAACGTTTAAGGACGATGTCCACAAGGCGCTCGGATGGCCGAAAGCCCAAATGCACACGGCGCGCGATAAGGCTGCTGGCGAGATGTTCGCCGACGTGGTGTCGACACTTCCGCCCGGCGTCGTGCCGATGATTGGTGCGGGCGCGCGCCAAGCGCAGATAGTAGCGCCCGAATATTCCGAGATCGAGATCGCAGACCGGTTTGCGAATGACTATGCCAGCACGATTCGCTTTGTCACCACGCGCCGATCTTGGGTCTACTGGACTGGAAAGCGGTGGTGTGCCGACGAGACCGATTACGTGCTTGATATGGCCCGGCGGCATTGTAGGTCGGAAGCCGGCCTTTGCGCATCGACACCTGGAAACACGGTCGCGCAAGCAAGATCGATCAACAGCAATAAGACTGTGAACGCCATAGTGAAGCTGGCTGGCGTGGATCAGCGCATTGCGAGCCGCGCCGTCGATTGGGACGCGGATCCTTGGTTGCTCGGAACGCCGGACGGTATTGTCGATTTGCGCACCGGCACACTACGGCCTGCGCAGCCCGACGATCGTATTACCAAGGTGACTGCCGTGGCCCCCGGTGGGGATTGCCCAACGTGGCTGAAGTTTCTCAACCGCGCCACGAATGGCGACGCTGAAATGCAAGCGTATCTTCAGCGCATCGCCGGGTATTGCTTGACCGGTGACGTTAGCGAGCAGGCGCTGTTCTTCCTGGACGGGAAGGGCGGCAACGGCAAGGGCGTTTTCGTCAACACCCTGCAGAACATCCTCAAGGACTACGCCAAGCCGACGGCGATCGAGACCCTGACAGCGTCGAATTCAGATCGACACCCGACCGATATCGCCGATTTGCTCGGAGCGAGGCTCGTGACGTGCTCGGAAACCGAACGCGGCAAACGTTGGGCGGAAAGTCGCATCAAACAGATGACCGGCGGCGACCAGCTATCGGCACGTTTCACCGGCAAGGATTTTTTCGCGTTCACGCCGACATTCAAGATCGTCGTGTCAGGGAATACCAAACCATCGCTTCGCGCCGATGACGCAATGCGCCGCCGATTCCAAGTCGTACCGTTCCGCGTCACCATTCCCAAGGATGAACAGGACAAGAAGTTGTCCGGCAAACTGAGGCGGGAATGGTCGGGCATTCTTGCGTGGGCCGTCGCCGGCGCGATCTCGTGGCAACGAGACGGACTAAACCCGCCAGCCAGCGTCAATTCCGCGACTAAGGATTACATGGATGACGAGTCTGAAGATACGTTGAGTATGTGGATCGCCGAATGCTGCGACACGTCGGATCCCGAGGCGCGAACGCCGCTCGGTGAACTTCATAATTCCTACGATGCGTTTGCGCGTGCGGCCGGTGAGCGGGACATCATGAGCCGGGTGCGACTGGGTAAGGCGCTCGGCGAACTGGGCTATCAGCCAGCGCGCACCGGTAAGGAGGGGCGCCAACGAGTCGGCATCAAGAAGCGCGAACGGAGCGGCGCACACGCAATAACTCCGCCATTTCCAAGTGTGGGCTTACCGGTGGTGGGTGTCGGTAGGTGACAGTGGTGACAGTGAAATCCCTTAGCGGGCTCTACGAATTTTCTAAGAGAGTTGAGGGGGAAGTGACAGTCACCACCGACACGACCGTCACCCTGCGCGATCGGACGCGTAGCGCTCTCCGCAATCAATCACACACTGGAAAATGCAGCGTCGTTGCGCCACGCGCACCGCTCAAAGCGTGCGCATCAGCCCTAATGGCTGAATACGGACTGCAACTGATTGAACGAACGCGCTTATTTCTGGCCATGGGCCGTCATGTGCCGTGTACACGCTAACCCGGAGATTTGATTTGAGCGCAGAAAACAATCCACTGCCTACAACGCTGGTAATCGGCGGTCGGGAGGTCGATGGGCGCACGCTACCAGCCCGACGCTATCGCGCGCTGTGCAGTGATCTCGCGCGAGACATGGGCGATGACCCCAGCGCTGCGCAATGGCTGCTCATATGCCGCTGTGCAGCCCTGACGGTGCAGGCCGAACTGTTGGATCAGCAAATCGTCACCGGTGGCGACGTGGACGTGCAGTCCTACACCGCGCTCACGGGCGCACTCACGCGCACGCTCAAGACGCTGGGCCTCGAACGGCGAGCGAAGGACGTATCGCCCGGCGTCACCATCGATGCGCACGCAGCGGCCGTGCGGGAGTCAACACGTAATTACAAGGTGACGGATGACAGCGACGACTAAACCGCGATCGAAGAAAGACGACTACGCCGCGCAACTTAAGCGGTGGCGGCAGCCGGGTTCGGCCGGTTTTTTCGCCTTCCTTGCCGACGCCAAGCCGATGATCCCTAGCGACCGCGGCGGCTATCAACCGTATGAAATCCCGTCCGACCTGGTGCGCGACGAGATCGCCCACGCACTGGATCACCCGCTGCATTCGACAATCGTCTGGTGCTGGCCCCGCCGGCACGGGAAGACGGTGGTTGCTGCCTTGGTTAACGTGTGGCGGTTCCTGACCCGCCAGACCGAAGCCATCGCGGTGGTTGCCAACTCGGAAAAGCAGACGGTCGACACGGCGTTCCGGCTATTCAAGATCATCCTGCAGCAAACGCCATACACCAAGGCGTTGATCGCGTCGGGCGCCATCAAGGTCGGTGCCGACATCGTCACCTATGAAGGGCTCGGCAACACCGCGCAGGGTTTCGCATCCTCGCCGTCGGCCTTGTATGGCAAGAAATTGTCCGTTGCGCAGGTGTCGGAATTGCACGCCGCGAAAGCGGACGGCGTTTATCAGGTGCTCGCATCGTCAACGATCGACACGGATGGCGGGCTGGTCATGGTCGACTCAACAGTAGGGCCGCGGTCGTCGCCGCTCTATGGGCTGTACCAACTTGCGCAACCTGGCGAGAAACGCGACCCGACCATCTATTTCAGCCACATCTTCTACAAAGACCTGGATGACGCCATCGCCCGCGGTCCGTCATGGATTAAGCCCGAGCGGTTGCGGTCGCGCGCCGCGCAGATGCTCCCGGCCGAATTTGCCATGCAGCACCTCAATCAATGGGGATCCGGCACCAATTCGCTATTCCCGGCCGAGGTTATCGACCGTTGCCGCGATTCCTACCCATTGGAGGCCGCGGCGGTGGCGGACGGTCGCGCGTATGCGGTCGGCGCCGGCCTCGATCGCGCTTTGATCGTGTCATTTCATGGTGACAAGACAGTGCTTGCGGCCGTGCTGAAGACGACCGGCACCACCGATGACGAGCCGCACTACTATGTTTTGGACGCACACGCCTTCGCCATTTCGACCGAAGGTGCGATCAAGCGCAAGATCACGACATTCCAGCGCGAGTTCGGGATGAAAAACATCTGCGTCGAGCGATACGAGGGTCAGGACATTTCCCTGTGGTGCACGCATCAGGGTTTGAATAGCGAATTGATCCACGCCACGCCAAAACAACAGGTGCCGGCGTTCATGGCAATGGCAAACGCGGCCACGGAAGGTCGGCTGCACATTCATCCGAAGTTCGCTGGCGTGTTCAAGGAGATGGACACCTTCGAATATGAGCTTGTGGCCACTGGCACGAGTGAAGGCGTAATCCCGCGCTTTCAACATGCGAAGGGCGCGCACGACGACCACTTGTATGCGCTCGCATGGGCGATGTACGCGCTCCGCGACATTGAATTGAATCCGTATGAGTTGACCGGAATTCACTGCGGCGCGCCCGGCGCGGTCGCGCGACTCTGTCTGCTGAACGACGGCGATTTGATCCCGCATTGCTCGGAGGAATGCAGATCATTCCAAACGATGTCCGGCCTTTACCAAGTATATCGTGCGCGTGCTGGTGTGGCACCGATGGGAATAGAAGACTTCTTTAGGTCAAAGGTAGTAAACACTGGTAGTCACAGCGTAAAACGTTGACAAATATACTGTTTTCGTGTTAAACTATTCTTGATGAGTGCATTGAATTTTCTCCGGGGTGTTGACCCCGTAATTACGGTGGTTGAGTCTTCGCGCGAACGCAAAGCTTCCGCCGATCTTCGCCTCAAGTTTTATCATTCGAAACAGACCGACGATCTGCTTGACCTGATCAAGAAGCGCTGGTCGACTCCGGAAGACTTCCGTCTGTTTTTCCTGAATGTCGTTCGCAAGATTACGGATAAGCGCGCGGCTGTCTACATGGCGGCACCGTTTCGGACGTTCGAAGGCATGAAACAGGAAGAGGGCGCTGCGCTCTATTCCGCGATCGGCGCGAATGTCATCCTGAAAAAGGCGAACCGCCTCACCAAGCTTTGCAAGACGACTGCGCTGAAGGTTGGCTGGAACGGCAGCCAGCCGACGCTTGCGGTCGTCACGCCGAACATCCTGGACGCAGTGTGGGACGGCGAGCCCGAAAATCCTTCACGCCTGATCGTCACGCATCCCGGCCTCAAGTCGCAAGATACGACCTATTCGGACTGGACCGCGACGACCTGGCGTAAGCTTGATGCGCGCGGTCATGTGCTTTCCACCCCCGGCAACGCGAATGGTGTGAATCCCTACGGCATGTTGCCGTTTGTTCCGTTGTTCGACTACGCACCGGACGATCAATTCTTTCTCTGCGGTGGCGACGATTTGGTTGAGGCGCAGCGCGCAATCAACGTGGCGCTCGTCAACCTGTGGCGCGCGATTGAATTGCAGTCGCATGGTCAGGCATGGGCCGCCGGATTGCCTGCCGGTGATGCCGTGCGCGCCGGCCCCGACCGTACCATCGCACTGCCGGAAAACGGCACCTTTGGTTTCGCTGCACCTGGCACGCCGATCGAGCAGGTTTTGAAGGCGATTGAATTTGTCATCAAACAGACAGCGGTCGCCAACGATCTTGCCGCGAACGTTTTCGAAATCGACCCGAAGGCGGAAAGCGGCGCCGCGAAATTTGCCGAAAGCATCGACCTGCTTGAAGCGCGCCAGGACGATATCGACCTTTGGCGCAATTACGAAGCGCGGCTTTTCGAAGTCATTAAGCGCGTGGTCAATACGCATGTGCCGGGAACAATTCCGGAAAGTGCGACCATGCGGGTCGACTTCGGCGAAGTGGACGAAGGCGCCGACGAAAAGACACGTCTCGACGGTTATGCGAAGCGGATCGAACTTGGTCTGTGGTCGCCGGTCGACGCGCTCCTGGCGGATAATCCCGACGTGCGCACTCGCGAAGACGCAATGAAAATTCTGACCGAACGTGCGCTGGAGACGGCGCAACTCGGCATGACGATGATTCCCGCCGCGGACGAACCTTCCGCAATAGAGGTTGAAGCAACTCAATGACCGAAATTCCGGCCCCGGCCGCCGATAAGGCCGATCCCGCCCCGAGCAGCGATAAGCCGGATACGCCCATGATCCCGAAAGCTCGTCTCGATGAGGAAACCGGAAAGCGCCGCGCTCTGGAAGCAGAGTACGCGGATTTTGCCGAAAGCGTCCTTGCCGAGATTCCCGACAACCTGAAGGCTCTGATCCCGACTGAACTCAGTTCGGGTGCAAAACTGAAATGGTTTCGAGAAGCAAAGAAGACTGGCGTCTTTAGTGCCAAGCGGGAGGTGCCGGAAACCGACAAGGGTAAACCGGCGACGACTCCTCGGGATCAAGACCTATCAACACTGCCGGCACATGCACGCATCGCTGCCGGCTACGGCAAATGAGGTTTTGATTCATGCTTACGATGATCGAAGCCGCGAAGCTGATGAACAACCCGTTGCAGACGGGCATCATCGAGATTTTTGCGGCCAATAACCCGGTTCTCGAACGTCTCCCGTTCGTGGACATTTCCGGAAACGCCTTCAAGTACAATCGGGAAGGCACGCTGCCCGGTATCGCATTCCGCGGTATCAACGAGTCCTATACGGAATCGACTGGCGTCATCAATCCGCAGACGGAAACTCTGACCATCTGCGGCGGCGACAGCGATTATGACGTCGCACTCGTCAAGATGGGCGCCGGCTCGAACAACCTTCGCGCTGCGCACGACGCGATGAAGGCGAAGGCGCTCACGCTTACCTGGCTGAAGACGTTCTTCGACGGTAATTCGGAAACCGAGCCTCGCGAGTTTGACGGCCTGAACGTTCGCCTTGCCGGCACGACCCAGGAAATCAATGCGGCCACCGGTGGTGCAACGTTGACCCTGGACATGCTCGATGAATTGGTCGACGCCGTGCAGGGCACGCCTGACGTGCTGCTCATGAACAAGGTCATGCGCCGGAAGGTCAACAAGCTTATCCGCGCCGCTGGTCAGGCAACGGAAGTCGTGTCCGATGCGTTCGGCCGGCAGATCATGGCCTATGGCGGCATTCCGATCGGTGTGGTCGGTGACGACGCCGCGGGCAACGCTATCCTTGGTTTCGACGAGGATGACGGTTCCGGCAACGATGACACCACGTCAATCTATGCCGTCCGTTTCGGCCTCGATGCGCTGCACGGTATCCAGACGGAGCCGATGAGCGTTCGCGACCTGGGTGAACTTGATTCCAAGCCTGCCTACCGCACTCGTATCGAGTGGTACGCCGGCGAGGTGATCAAGCATCCAAAGGCGATCTCCCGTCTCGCTCACATCAACAACGCTTAAGGAGGGCGCGATGTACGGACCTTTTGATAAACAGCTTGAACTGCGCAACGTCGCCGACGGCGCGGAAACTGCGACGGCGTCGGAATCCGGCGTGGCATTCCCGGCGCTGATGGCTGGCGACTTCAAGGCGATCGTCTACGTCAGCGACGTGACGCTCGGCGGCTCGCCTTTGAATACCTACCTGCTGACTGTGGAAACGGACAGCGTGTCGGCATTCAGCGACAACCCGGTGGAAGTCGGTCGCGTCACTGTCACCGGCAAGGGCGTCTACGAAATCCCGCTTTCGGGTGCGGCTGTCGAACAGCGCGATCCCGATGCAGCGGCGATCCGCGTAAAGGCGACGCTTGCCGGCAGCAGCAAATCGATCACCTACGGCGCCTATCTGACGCCGGCGGTCTGATCCAACGGCGCGGCTGCCGGATGTACGTGGCCGCGCCGTCCTTTCTTAAGGGTGACCAATGACAATTACGGTCGGCGTTAATTCGTATGTCTCCGCAGATGATGCGGACACCTATTTCGACGGGCGTCTGTATGCTGACGATTGGACTAGCGCGAACACCACGGACAGGGAAAAAGCCCTGGTCATGGCACGCCGCGTCATCGACCAGCAGCAATTCGCTGGACAGCCCGCTAGTGCCAGCCAGTTGCTCGCTTGGCCGCGGACGGGAATTTCTGGCGTCGATAGTTCGACGGTGCCGCAAGATGTAGTGGATGCGCAGTGTGAATTAGCACTGGCTTTCGTTCGCAACGATTTGACGCTCAACGACGACAGCCGCGGGGTGCGAAGTTCACGTCAGCAGGTCGGTTCGATCGTGACCGAAACCGTTTATGACGGCCGCGCGCCGGCGCGCGCCTTGCCCGACACGGTTGCTGCAATCCTTCGGCCATACTTCGCCGCGGCCGAAAGTGCGAACAGCGTGGCGATGGTGTTCTGAGCGCATGGCGCGATTTGATTATTCCGGTCTCACAAAAACAGCGCAAACGTTGATCGATCGTTTCGGTCAAGACGGCGCGCTCCGCCGCCAGGTTAGCGACAACGATCCTTTCAACCCGACGCTGGTCTCGATTGACTACCCCTGCACATTCGCGGTTCTCGACTACGCCAAGAAAGACGTGGATGGGACACTGATCCGGCAGACCGACCAGCAAATCTATCTTTCCACGGCGGGCCTTTCGGTGACGCCTGAGACGACTGACCAGTTGGTGGTCGGTGGCACATGGTCCGGAAGCCCGCCTGCGTCGAATGGAACGCCACTCACGGTCATCAACGTCAAGCCGCTCTCGCCGGCGGGCACCGTGGTCTATTACGAGTTGCAGGTCCGGAAGTAGTGTCCATCGATATCGAAAAACTCTCCAGCACTTGGGAACCGAAACTTCGCGACGCATTTCTTGCTGCCGTTCGGAGCATCGCCGGTCGCGCCAGCCTGGCGGTGATTACTCGTCTTCTGGAAAATGGCGACATTGATGGTGCGTTTCGTGCGCTCAACATCGATCCCGCCGATTTCAGCCAATTCGCACTTGTGCATCAGCAGGCATTCAATAGCGGTGGCGCTGCCGCGGCGAATACCATTCCGCCGATTCCACAGCCGGCGGGGCATTCTGTCCGCATCCTATTCAATGTTCGTAACCCATCCGCAGAGGCATGGGTCAGCCAGCGGTCATCGAAGCTAATTGCGGATATCGTTGACGACCAGCGCGACATGGTGCGGGACTTCCTGAAACGTGGTCTCGCGGCTGGAACAAACCCGCGGACAGTCGCGCTTGATCTGGTCGGCCGAACTTCAGCCGCGTCCCGCGCGCGCACGGGCGGAATCATCGGCCTGCATTCTACGCAGGAGCAGTGGCTGGCGAGCTATGCCAGCGATCTCGGCAGCACTGATCCGACGGCATTGCGTTCGTTGCTCGATCGTGGATTGCGGGACAAGCGCTTCGATGCGGCCGTGCGGAAGGCCGTTGCGGAGGGCAGGGGATTGCCTGCGGATACGCAGGTCAAGATGCGCGCAGCCTATGTCAACAAGGCGCTGAAGTGGCGTGCGGACAATATCGCCAGGACGGAAACACTACGCGCGCTCGGCGCCGCGCAGACGGACGCTTACCAACAAGCGATCGATAAGGGCCATCTGAACAAGTCTTTGATCCGACGTTTTTGGCAGACTGCCGGCGATGAGCGTGTGCGTCCAACGCATCGCCTGATTCCTGGGATGAACAAAGATGGCCGCGGCTGGGAGGAACCGTTCCAGACGCCTGACGGCCCCTCAATGCACGCGCCGCACGACACGGATCCGCAGTGCCGATGCAAGGAAGTGGTGCGAATTGATTTCTTGGCACAAGCTATAGCGAAACATCGCGCGAAAGGTGGAAGCAATTAATGACTATCGGTAGAGTGAAATTCTGGATGGACGAAAAGGGTTACGGCTTTATCGAACGAGATGACGGCGGTCCGGACGATTTCTTTCATCGTTTTGGGATGGCCGATCAATCCTGGACGCCCCATATCGGCGCGCACGTCCGTTACGTCATGGGGCGTTCGCGCGACGGGCGGGACCGGGCGGTCGATGTGACGCAGGTAGTCCAGTAACCAAGCTAGACGCTTTACGAGATAGGGCCTTGCCGGGCCACGCCTAAAGCGTTAACCAATCTGACATATTTTGGGAAATCGCTTCCATGAGCCCCGTATGAACTGGAATCCGATCCACGCTGATCACGCGATTGAAAGTGTCCAAGCAGTCGCCTTTTTCGAAACGGCGATCGAGCCGGATATTTTCGACGAACTTGTGGTTGGGGTTCGGCGATTGGCAAGCGCCCACGGTCTGACAAATCGTCAAGAGATACCTGAACCGATCGGAATGTCCGGACACACTGGCCTAGTGGCTTCGCCCGGCGTGATGATAAATGTGGGTCCTCCCAATCTGCGTCGCCGTGTAATCTTCAGGCAACTGTTAGGGGCCAATGTCGCGCAAGAATTTAGTATCGGCGCAGAAAGCGTAGTCATTGCTACGACGCAATATCGCCGGTGGGCTAACTTCTCAAAAATGACGCGTGAGCTTTTTGAGACGTTGGAGGCGACGGCACCTCTGGTGACGCAGAAGATCAAGATAGTTAGGCTTCAATACGTTGACAGGTTCCGGTCAGAAGCGCTCGACGCTGATCACTTCGAAGTCGTGGAGAAGAATTCTCGGTTCATGGTGAGCGCCATCCCATCGCCGGCCATTGCATTCCATGTGCACTCGGGCTGGTTCGATCTTGAGCCGGGCGGCGGCGTCAGGATCCTAACGAACGTCAACGTTGACGCAAACGACATATCCGAACAGATTTCTGGAAAGCAGATGAGGGACCTCGGCATTTTGACGATGTGCCAGCATGAAAGCTTGACTGGGGTTCTAGATGGACCCTTGCAGCGAATCGAAGCCTTGCATATCTACCTGAAGTCATTGTTTGGACAGGTCGTCTCTCCCCAAGCGGCAAGCCGCGTTTCTCTGAATATGGTGTAGCGATGTCCTTTGCAGCTCAAGCGACTGCGGCTTTCCTTTATGCAGCGGAGCCCGGTATTACGGCAGTGGCGTCTAAAAGCACACAGCCCGTAGGATTGACTATCGTACCGCCCGTAAATTCACTTGGAATGACGGCGTTGGCGGTGAGTCAGGCGGCCACCTCTGTTGAGGAAAATTATCCTAATAAGGAGTCCGCATGGACCCCGGTGGATAGCAGCATCTTCAAACTTCTAAAGCTTAAGCAACTAGGCTCCAATTGGGATGGGTATGACGCTGCTGCTCCAAATCTCTCGTCCGTAGAATACGCGCGCCGTTTTTTGCGCTCGCTGGCGCCGACGAGCGCGGTGCTCGAACCGACGCTGCACGCCGGCGGAAATGCTCTGCTTTTTTTAAATGCCAAAGATGAGTACGTCGAAATCGAATTTTTCGACGCAGGCCGTGCTGAATTTTTTGCGACCCGGGGCGATCAGGAATGGAGCAGCGAGTTTTATATCGATGGAGCCGAGTTGCCTGCCGGGCTGCGCGAAATTGGTATTACGATCTAAATGATCGGACCGGATGCCGCGCCGTCGCGTATAGGCGTCCCGAAACGGATGACCGAGCTGAGAGAATAGACACGCGGTGCTCGAATCAATGTTGTGAACTTTTTAGTCTCGGTCGGCACGGCACTCCCGGTCCAGTTCAGAAAACAGAGAAGCTTTATAGGGTGCTTCTTTCACCGACGCATTTCGAGCTTTCTACCCAAGCTGTCCTGAAGAGTGCAGCAACGCATACCGATCGCAAAGGATTGAGCGTTCTGCGCGAGGGGGCCGCCAACGCTGAATTTCGATCGATTGCGGAAGGATTGCTTGCGGGAAGAGAAGGTCACAGCCTTGTGGGTGTCGCAGAGCTAGCTTGTATTGACGTTCGAGCTTTGATTAGTGACCGAAACGGAGATAGGCGGCTTGCGGGCGATCGCCACTATATTGTTGTCGATACTGACGCGCCGAAACTTCCCTATCATGCGGACGTATTCAATACCTTCCCGCGCCCTAAGGCGGATAACAAAGAGCCGAATAACACGGCGATCTGGCGCAAAGAGCGCAAAGCCTTTTTAGCTCTGATATCGGCAAACGTTATATCCAAAGCGGACTTCCGTAGCGGTTTGTTGGCCGATCTTCCCTGATGAGGGCGTTCGTCCGCGAACGGCACAAATTGGCACATGAAATGCTGCCAAGCATTGAAAAGGCTAGCGAATCCGCTACCGGTCGCTAGCCTTCCAAGCTGAATACGAGGGTTCGATTCCCTTCACCCGCTCCAGCCATTGCATCGATATTCCAGGTTTCGTCGCCGCCCGGAGAGGCTCACGCCCCCGTTAGCGGGAGCGCCCGAACAATTTGAAGCAGGCTTGCCGCAACCATCGATGTGCCGGGTCGCGGTGGTAACGCTCATGCCAATATTGCGCCACCGAGATCGGTGGCATGGCGATCGGCGTTCGGAACGTCGCCAACGGCAGGTGACGCGCCATCGATGTGGCGACGACATCCGGGAGGGTGGCGATGCCGTCGGTCTCGGCGGCCACCAATGATGCAGCGATGAAACTTGGCAGGCGCAGCAGCACGCGGTCGGGTGCGATGGCCGCTTCGATTGCGTCTTGCGCCATCTGATGCGCGGTGTGACCGGTATCCGAGGCGGTGACGACGATGTGGCGAGCCGCACAGAACGCTGTGCGCCGCGCCAATTTCTGCCGGTCCGGGTGATCTCGCCGCACCACGCTGAGATAGTTGTCGGTATAGAGTTGCTGGCGGCGCAGGTTACGCGGCGCCCTGGCATAAGTCCCCAATGCGAGATCGGCCTCGCCGGTAGCGAGCCGGGTCTCGAAATCATGCGCATCCAGCGGCACCGCCTGCAATCGCAATTTCGGCCCGGCGGCGGCCAAATGTGCGGTAAGCGCTGGCAGAAAATGCATCATGCCGACATCGCTCAACAGCAAATGGAATTTGCGATCAGAAGATGCCGGATCGAATCTGTCGGTGCCATGGTCGCGCAGATTGTCGGCGCCGCGTAGCCAGTCGCGAAGCGGCTCCTGCAGACTGCTGGCCTTGGAGGTCAGCCGCATCCGCTGACCGTCGCGCACCAGCAGCGGATCGTTGAAATGAGAGCGTAGCCGCGTCAGCGCCTTGCTGATCGTCGGCTGTGTGGTGTCCAGCAATGTGGCGGCGCGGGTAAGACTGCCTTCGTTGAGGATGATCTGCAAAATCCGCAAGTCGCGCAGCTGAATGTTTTCGTCATTCCAATTCGGCATGAATATAATTCCAAATAGTGCATCGCCGTAGCATCTCCCGCTCGCTAGCGTTTGGTCAAGCAAGTCGCAAAGGTCGCGAGACAGTCAATTTACCGGGAGGCCCAAATGTCGAAATTCAAGATCGAACCGCACTTCCGCCTGCAGGAATGGGTCGCCGAGGAAAAGGGCTATTTCCGTGCGGAGGGTCTCGACTACGAGTTCAAGGAGTTCATCCGCTCGACCAATGGCGCGCACCACGCCACCTCCGGTCACAGCGGTGCTTTTCAAAGCATCGAAAAGG